CGTCTTCAAGTGCTTTTCCGAAGATTCCATCACCAAAAATGATCTCATATTGCTCATCTTCTATCTCTTGAATGTAATAAATGAGTGAATTTTTGTTTATTGAGCTACCTGTGATCGCATCAAACAGACTATCTTGCCTTACGTAGTTGGATAATAGTGAAGAAGTTGAACTTGGTCTTACATTTACTTCTAAAGTCTCTAAATCTATGCCAGAATTTGATAAAATGAATCTTTGATTGATATTATTCGTTGAAAATGGGAAACTTTGGTCAACTACAGTACCTTCTTTCACTTCTATGTCCAAAAATGAGGCAACTCCATCAACTACAGGTTTTGTAATTTCTTTTGTAGTACCAAAAACGAAAGATTGACCGCCAAATTGATTAGAAGCAGCAACTGGGCCTTTTTTTAACGTAATTGTTGTTGGTGGAGGTGTAATTCCTGGTTCTACAGTGAAATTTATCGTTGCTGTAGACGCTTTTCTTGATCTTGGTACATATCCGATGTTTCTAGCAAGTGCAACAACGTTTTCTCTAAGAGTTGCACTATCAATAAAGACCTCATTTGAGATCATATTGGCATTATATGATGTAATATAGGTATTATATGCTAAAACGTCCAAAATTGTAGACAAGTTCGATCCCTCGAAGTCATAATCCGTAAAATTCGAGTTGGATTGCAAATATTGTTTAAGTGTTTCTTTAATCTGGTCAAAATCCAGACTAGTAAAGTTTAATAGTGCCATTTATCGTGATGGAAGCAAAGCAAATTCTAATTGTGAAGGAGGTATATCAATACCGATGATTCTATATGTGATTATTACATCAAATTGGTTCTCATCAAAGTTAGGATTCACTTTTACATCAATTATTTCAACTCTAGGCTCATAATTTTGAAGACAATTCTTAATTTCGTCTTTAATTGATATTGCAGTGATATCATCGACATTTTCAAACAATATTTCACTCACACTTGACCCAAAATCAGGATCAAAGAACTTTTCACCAGGTGTAGTCGATACAATATTACGCACAGCTCTCGCTATTGCATTCTCATTCTTCAAAGCGATCAAATCACCACTCAAGGGATTAAACTTGAATGATATACTAAGATCTTTGAAACTTTTACTAACTCTTTGAGCTGGCATTAGTAGGTTTTAGTACGTATTTTTATTTATGAGGGTTTCTTAACGATATTCAGTGATAGTTTCGTAACTTTCAATCTCATAATCTAATCCATCATCATCTACATCGTGAAGACGTTCATAAAAGTCACTAGAACTCTCCTTATCAGTCTTTTTTGGTGTTAGAGAGTCATTTGAAATCTCTCTTAGCATTTTTTTTGACATAAGAACCTCCAAGTGGACACAAAAAAGTGCCTAAAAGAACATTTGTTCCTATTTAGACACTATATCTATTAGTTTTTAACCTAATCCATCTAATGCGGTGTTTCCTATGCCTATGTCACCAAATTCACTTCTTTCTTTTGCTGTTTTCCAGAAATAATTCTCTTCAGAACCTAATCCATCACGATCATGTCCATTTTCAACTTGGTAATAAACTGTAGATACCTTAAAATCTGGATTATGAGGTACTTCGGGTGTAATGCTATTATCATAGATACGCATCCTATTATTAGGATATAGTGCAAACTGCCCATTATCCAATTCGATTAGATTGTGTGACTTATGCTCTGCAGGCTGCTCACTGGTTGAATAATCAACTGCATCTACGTCTTGGTGATAGTTATCTAATGTGCATATGTAAGTGCCTGTCTGTGTTCCGTAGTCTCTTGTATACAATTCATAGTGCATTGACCCTATAAACTGCTTTTGAACTGCTACAACCCCATAATCCATACAATTCCAGAATTGTAAGTTATGTAAGGTCATATCAGGATCTGGAATCTCAGGTGACGAGAGAAACGCGGATATTGGCAACTTGTCAAACATTGCAGCATACTCAGGTAAGTATGTTTCAAAGTAAAAGGCACGGCCAGGTATTGACTTGGCAGATACCCAAACTCCCTTGACAAATTCACCATGACCACTCTTATGGTCAGTTAAGTATTCTTTTCTTACCCATACCTCATAGGATGGGAGGTTAGTTATAAGTGTTGACATTTAATCCCATTCTATAATATCGGGGCATAGCAAAGAGTTACGAAGGTCTCTTGCATGTAGGTTGTGTTCGCATAATTTACTCATCCAGACTCTATCATCTAGATCTACTTGATCATCGGTGGATACCATTCGACAGCATATGTCGATTAATCTGTTCCGATACTTTGTACTTAACATAGGTTCTTCTCCGAGAAGTCGCGGACATTAGTTTAATTGTGTGGATCAAACTTGTAAATTATATAGAGAGCTGCAATAAAGAAAATGAGAAGTATCGCAATAAATTGTATCATTTAAATAATCCTTGTCTTTTCGTGACCAACGCGAATCCGAGGATCGCACCATATCTCATAATCAGAGTCTTGTGCATCTAGACAGAAGGATACGTCTTCACCGCACATGTCCTGTACATCACCAGACTCAAAGACTTGCATCTTCGGAGCAAACCAAGGATACTCAAGTTTCTCAAAGACACCGTGTTTAATCAGCACCCAACCAAAACCAGTATAATCACATGTGAAAGGTTTTTTACGCTTTTGCATAGTTTCCACAGTTTCGTGATTCATTACACCACCGTTCTTACGGAAGTCATCTTCTTCCAGCCAATGAGCGATACTGGTAGTAGATCCATCTTCCGTTGCATACCAACCAGCAGTGATCTCCTTTTCTGCACCTTCTGCAGGAAATGCTAAGTCACATAACTGCCAGAACTTATTTGTATCAAATACGATATCTGAGTCAATCCATAACTGATAGTCATATTTAAGTTTACCATCCCAAGGTATTTGTTTAGGGCCTCTCAATACATTTGCACCTAATACTTTACATCTTGCAAAGTTTACCATAGAGGAGTAATCTTGAGAGATCTGTATACTCATTCCATTCTGTACCATGTCAAAACATAGTTGCACGAAGTTCTTAAGAAAGATATAAGAACATCCTCTGCCTGGTAGACAGAAGACAATTGCCTTTCCTTTCATTCGTGCCTTAATTGCATCAATATCCCAATCAGGTGCTTTGGTCTTTGGTGCAACAGTTTTTACTTTAAATCCTTTCGCCATTAAGATAAGGTCACTACATTATTATTTTACACCCTTATCTATACATTGTCAATATGAATCATCTCCAGAAGGTTCTGTGTATATGACTTTTCCTGGCCCTCCATAACCCACTTTGGGGGCAAGTTTTACATATGAAAGATCACTCTCTGTATAGTCTGTTTTTAATATCCCCACCATTACCTTTAGCAGTTCCCATGTCTCTTCAAACTGCTCTTCGTTCAAACAATTGTATATACATCTATCTCTTGCATAAATGTGATAGATGGTCTCCTGATAGTCGCCCATGTCTTCAAATGATTATAAAGGTATTTATTACTTCCACGAGAACGATAGCAAAGCTATCTAGGAAAAAAAGTAATTAGGGGGTTTTTGGCCACGCGAAAATTTTTTATATATCGATATAGCTAACTCGAATTGTCACCTCTGTAGGTTAGGGTAGTTAGGGTTTTTTATATCACGCAATATATAAACAAATACGGCAACCGCTTAAACAACTGCCGTATAAGTGTTTTTGCTTAGTGCCTATTGTTTGGCAAATGCTTCATCAATTTTGTCATCTATAGAATTGATTCTCTCTAGTACAGGTGTACCTCCTATTAGGTCTTCGGGGTCGGTTGCTTCGTCGGCATAGTCTCTATAATCTGCAAGTGCTGAAGAGATTGTCTCTAATTCTGCTTCGGTTAAGTTTAATGTAAATGTCATATTTAAAAGGTTGTATCTATATAGAGAACAATTTAGAGGTACCAGTTATTATCATTTAGTCAGAGTGGCCATAATTTTGTCATTCTCTTCGCGTAGTTTGCGTAACTCTTCGCGATTGAAGGCTCTATAGTCTAGTTCAGTAGCAATAGCCATACCAACTGTATAGAGTGCATATAGGCCGCCCAATAAGATGAATAATTCCATTTTGTTTTCTGTATCTATAAAGGGAACAGTTTAAAGGGCCATCTGATTAATATAAATTTGCCTTTGCTGAGAGTAATGCCATATAGAAGTCAGTAAAGTTTAGTTTCTCTGCACCATTCTTTTTTACAGAAGTATATCCGCAAGTCTTTACAAGTTGCTTAATATCTGCATCTGGTAAAGACTTAACTGTATTAATTAATTGATTGCCTTCTAACATAATAAAAAATTCACATTTGTTTCTATATGCCTATTATAGCAACACATGCGAATATATAAGACCTATTATGACGATCTTAACAATATTGTAATATTTAAAAGCTGGCCCTCGAAAGTGTATACTAAGGGCCCTCTATATGGGTATTAATACGCTCCCATTCTGACAGGTTAAAAACCTTATTAAAATCAATTTGTCTAGGGTTAAAATCATCGTCAACTGTCAAATCGAGAGTAATGCGATATGACTGCTGGCAGGGGGCCAGCTGGCTGTTAATCACCATAAGCAAATTGCGTTGTTCTGTTATACTTTATTATGGCATAATTACTGTGAATTGTCAACACTTATAAAAACGGATTAGGGTTACAAAATATTACCGAGATCCTTGTATTTTTGCCCGCTTCGTGATAAACTGCTCGCT